TTACGGCACAGCCGCGGACTGAGCCGCTGAAACGTTGACATCGCCCAGCCGCTCGGCCCTCACCTGCGCAAAGGTCCGACCATCATCATCAAGAACTGCATGCTTGCCGGTCTCGGCCTGCCAACGCTCCACGGCGACATCGACATAGGCGGGGCTGATTTCCATCGCAAAGACGCGGCGGCCATTGGCCTCACCCGCCATGATCTGCGAGCCGGAGCCTGAGAACGGCTCGTAGCAGAGGCCGCCCCGCGCCACATGCTGGCGCATCGGGATCCCGACGGCGTCGAGCGGCTTCGGCGTGGGGTGATCGGGACGATCGTCTTTGGCGAAGCTGGGCAGCGCCCATGTCGATGGCAAGGTTTCCTCGGCGACCTTCGGTGGACGGTTGGGGCGGCGCCAGCCCATGAAGCAGGGCTCGTGCTTCCACAGGTAGTGGGACCGGGTGAGAACCCCGCGGTCCTTCACCCAGATGATCTGCTGGTGGACGAATGCCCCGGCCTTTTCCCAGCACGCTTCTAGCATCGCCTGGCGGCGGGAGGCGTGCCAGCAGTACCAGGCGGCGTCCTCGGTGATGGCTTCCGCCACGGCGGCTGCGATGAAGCCGTCGTAGAGTTCAGCCCCCTGTGAACTGTCGTCCCAGGTGACGCCGTAGGACTGCGACCAGTCTTTGTTCCGGGTCGGATGGTTCGAGCCGTCATAGTCGACGAGATACGGCGGGTCGGTTGCGAACAGGATTGCCCGCTCCCCGTTCATCAGGCGGCGCACGTCGTCATGGCTGGTGCTATCACCGCAGACCCGCGAGTACATGGAGATGAACGCGCTGCGCGGCATCGTGAAGGACGGGGCCGGGACCACCCTCTACAACTACTTCACTGAATTCGGCCTGGCGCAGATCTCGGTCGACTTCGTCCTCGGCACCGCGGGCACGAACGTGCAGGGCAAGGTCCGCGAGGTGCTGCGCGCCATCGAGGACAACCTCTTGGGCGAGGCCATGACGTCCGTCCATGCGCTCGTCAGCCGGGAATTCTTCGACAAGCTGATCGCCCATCCGAAGACGGAAGAGGCCTACAAGTTCTATGCCTCGACCGGCGCGCAGCCGCTGCGTGAGGATGTGCGGCGCAACTTCCCCTTCGGCGGCATCCTGTTCGAGGAGTATTCCGGAACAGTCACCCTCTCGACCAAGACGACCGAACGGCTTGTCCCGGCGAACGAGGGCATCGCCTTCCCGCTCGGCACGATGGACACCTTCACCACCTATGGCGGCCCCGCGAACCTGCTGGAAACCGCCAACACCATCGGCCTGCCCCTCTACGCCCGCCAGCACCTAGACGAAAAGGGCCGCTGGATCGACGTGATGACCGAAGCCTCGATCCTGCCGGTGAACAAGCGGCCGCGGCTGGCGATCCGTCTGCACACGTCGAACTGACAGACGCACCCATGTCCGTCTTTGCCGCCGCCATGGACCGCATCTTCACCCATGCTGCCATGGCGGCCCCGGCCCTCTGGATCTCGGCCACCACCTCCGAGGAACGCCCGATCCGCATCATCCGCCGCGCCCCAGATCGCGTCACAGACTTCGGCGCGGGGCGCTTAGTCAGCGACACGACGGTGGTCGATGTGCGCGTGGCCGACCTGCCCGCCCCGCGCCCCGGCGATGTGATCGTCATCGGCGCGGACAGCCATGTCATCCAGGGGGAACCGCTGCGCGACCGCGAACGGCTGATCTGGACCCTCGATCTCCGCCCGGCGTGAACCGCGATGAAACTGAAACTGGACATCAGCCCAGACCTTGCCGCTCTGATGCAGGCCGAAATCGCCGCGGGCGAAAAAGCCGTGACCACCGCCATGCGCGAGGCGGGCGCGGGCCTGAAATCCGCCTGGCGCAGCCAGATCACCGGCGCGGGGCTTGGCACCCGGCTTGGAAACTCGATCCGGCTCGCCACTTATCCCAAGGGTAGCGAAAGCCTGAACGCCGCGGCGCTGGTCTGGTCGAACGCCCCAGTCATCGTCGGCGCGCATGACACGGGGCCGCTGATCCGGTCGCGCAACGGGTTCTGGCTGGCCATCCCGACCCCTGCCGCTGGCAAATCCACCCGCGGCCGACGGATAACCCCCGGCGAATGGGAACGCCGCACGGGGTTGCGGCTGCGGTTCATCTACCGCCGCCGGGGTCCGAGCCTGTTGGTGGCCGAGGGGCGGATTAACAGCAAGGGGCGCGCTGTGGCGTCACGGGCGAAGACCGGACGCGGGCTAACCACCGTGCCGATCTTTCTCCTCGTGCCGCAGGTCAAGCTGCGCAAGCGGCTCGATCTGGCGCGGGATGCCGAGCGGGCCATCGACGGCGTGCCGGGGCGGATCGTGGCGGGATGGGCGCCAATAGGCTCGTCACCGTAAAGGGCTTGCGGCTCCAATCCTGGCGCTACGCTGCATCGTCCTCATCATGTTCCACGCTTTCGGCAATGCGCAGTTCGGCAACATCGTCGGTGAAATCGGTGAAGAAGTTCAGCTGTGGGTCGTCGCGATGAACTTTGTTCATTCTATCGACATCACAGACCGCCCTGTAGACATCGCTGGCAATCGCATCGCGCCTCTGTTTGACAGACTTCTGGCGAAGCGATGGTGAGCCACCCGTATCGGTGTCGAAGTAGTGTTTAATGGCCTCACCGCCCTCAAACAGCGTGGCCGACTGAAATGCCCGATACGTGAAGCGTCCGTCTTCGTCCCATCGCTTTGCCTGACGCAAAGACTGGGTCACCTGCCGTCGTAGCATCTGCTTTACATCGACCGGGTTCGGTACGAGCCGACGGTTCGACAAAGCCCAGTCGACGAATTCACCCGGATCCGCCGACTCGTAGCCCGTTTCAGCAACCCACTCTTCCCAAAGGTTCACAACCTGCTCGCTGAAGTTTGCCATGTTTCGGCCTCCTCAAAGTTCCACGCGGGCGACTTCGTCCCACCCGTCGACAGCTTCCCACTCTTTCAGGAAAGCTCGAATGCTTGTCTGATACTTACGCAACCAGTTGTGGCGGTTCGTCTTGTGCTGGATCTGCCCGATGACGATCGCCGGATGTATCTGTGCCCGTGCTGCAAATGCGCGGACGTCTTTTTCGGAAATGTAGGGACTCTTTCTAAGAATGAAGGACTGCAACATCGCCTGATCGACGCAGAAATCAGCCGCAGCGGCATTTGCGAGCTTTTCGCATTCCGGTAGATCGGGGTTTCCTGAACCCAGATTTCCATCAAAATCGTCAATTGGCGCGAAAGTATCTTCGCGGCCATCACCGCGAAGAACGTGCTCGATCTCATGGCGCAAAACAAAGCAAAGGTTATCGATCCGATCTAGTCGGTTGGTGAGACCGATCACCGGCTGATCATCAAGCCAAGTGCAAACGCCATCAATCTTCGATCCGGCGATCTGTTCGACGAGGACCAGCCTTACGCCACACTTCTTCAACAGGGCTGGAATTCTTGGCAGATCATCGGGATCGATAAAATGCGACCGAAGAGTTGAAAGAACACCACGCAGGGCATCCTCGGAATACTTCGGGCAATCAATGGTTCGCGCAACACTTCGGACGCGATGAAGCCACACATACTGGCCCGGAAGAATTTCCGAATACGAGGTTTTGCGAGCAGCGTGAGCAATGACTGGCGCTTCACTGACGAACGGAACCTCATCACGGCGGTTCTTGCCAAAAAATCGCACCATCTGCACATCAAGCAGGCTGCTCTCGGTATCTTCGATCCAGCCGCGCTTAATCATCTCGCGAACCGGAAACACCGCAGCCCAAGATGCTCGTGTCCGCACGCCGGGATCCGCTTTCTTTGCGCGACCCAAATCGTACTGTTTCTGCAGATTCATGAAGAATTCTGCAGGCATGTCGAAGGCGTCTCCCAGCATGTTCGCGGAGTCAGGCGTAACGTCCGTCTTACCCTTGATAAGACGATTCAACTGGCTGACATCCCATCCCAATACGAATGCCAAGTCAGCCTGCGACCAGCCCCTCGCTTCAAGTTCTTCGGCGATGAACTCCCCAGGATGCTCCGAAGGTAGGATTTCAAGACTGGCCATCAGTGATAGTCCTCAATGCTCAATATCGTGATCGTCGGCGGTTTGGTCCCTTCTTCCAGGGTGAAAACCAGTCTGAATTGGTCGTTCAGACGCACAGACCGCTGACCATCTCGTCCCCCTCTAAGCTTCTCGTAGTGCAGACTCTTCCAGTTCCGCAGCGACCTCTCATCTGGTGCGGCACGAAGCACTGTGAGCTTTCGTCGCGCAGACTTGATGATTGCCACCGAAAGACGCGTGGTCCCGGCTTGATCGGTCTCGATGAGTGCAAGTGTGGCATCAGCGAATACTACTTCCATTGCCATCTTCTACCGCGCCGCGGACCGCCATGCAACGTCAAATTGACTAGATGAGTCAATTTGGTTTTTATGTAGCGTATACTGAGGTTTAGGATAACTTTGCGATGCCAACCACCCGCGAACTCGTCCTTGGCGCGCTGTATGCGCGGCTGCAACCGCTTGCCGCCCCGGCCCTGCGTGACGAGGTGCTGCCCGAGCGGATCCCAACTGCCGGTCTGATCATCCTGCGCGACGGCCAGCCGGGCGAGCCGGAAGTGACACTGTCGCCCCTGCGGTATCACTACCAGCACCGGGCCGAGCTGGAGGTCGTCGTCCAGGCGGGCAGCGGCCGGGCCAGTGCCTTCGACGACCTGGTCGCCGCCATCGGCGCGGCGCTTGAAGCCGACCGGACGCTTGGCGGCCTCTGTGACTGGGTCGAAGCCGAGGCCCCGGCCTCGGTCGACCTGCCCATCGAGGGCGCCGCGGCGCTTAAGGCGGCGGTGATCACCGTCGTCCTGCACTACACCACGACCGGGCCGCTGGCCTGACTTCCCCCACAAAGGAGACTCCCATGGCACGCGCTCACGGCGCGCGGGCGCAGATGGCGCTTGCGTTCGAGACAGTTTACGGCACCCCGCCCGCCAGCGGCTATCGGCTGATACCCTTCGCCCGCACCACGCTCGGCGCGGAACAGCCGCTCCTGAACAGCGAACTGCTGGGCTACGGTCGCGATCCCCTGGCGCCCATCAAGGATGCCGTCACCGCCGATGGCGAGGTGGTGGTGCCGATCGATGTTGAGGCCTTCGGCTTCTGGCTGAAGGCCGCTTTCGGTGCCCCGACCACGACGGGGACCACGCCCAAGACCCACACCTTCCAGTCGAGCAACTGGACGCTGCCCTCGATGGCCATCGAGGTGGCCATGCCCGAGGTGCCGCGGTTCGCGATGTATGCGGGCTGCGTGATGGACCAGCTCAGCTGGCAGATGAACCGCTCGGGCCTGCTGACTGCGACTGCACGGCTGATCGCGCAAGGCGAGGCGATTGCGGGCACCACGGCCGCGGGGACGCCCACGGCCCTGGGCCTGCAGCGCTTCGGCCATTTCAACGGGGTGGTGAAGCGCAATGGCACGGCGCTGGGCAATGTCGTCTCGGCCGAGATCACCTATGCCAACGGCCTCGACCGGATCGAGACCATTCGCAACGACGGCAAGATCGAAGGCGCCGATCCGGGCATGGCGGCGCTGACCGGACGGATCGAGGTGCGCTTCGCAGATAGCGCCCTCGTCACCCAGGCCATCGACGGCACGCCCTGCGAATTGGAATTCGCCTACAGCCTCGGCGCGAATGCCAGCTTCACCTTCACGGCCCACGCCGTCTACCTGCCCGTCCCGCGGATCGAGATCCCGGGGCCCCAGGGCATCCAGGCCAGCTTCGACTGGCAGGCCGCCAAGGCCACCAGCCCCGCTCGCATGTGCACCGCCGTCCTCGTCAACACCGTCACGGGATACTGACCATGATCCGACTGAACCTGTCGAACCGGCCCGAATGGCTGGACCTGCTGCCCGGACTGCGCGTCCTAGTGGCGCCCCTGACCACCGCGCTGATGGTCTCCGCCCGCGCCGATCCCGCCATCGATGGCCTGTCGGAAGCCTCCAGCCAGGAGGACATGGCGCTGGCGATGGCCAAGGCCGTCGCCCGCCGTGCAGTCTTGGATTGGGAAGGGGTCGGTGACGAAGCGGGAAACCTTGTCCCCGTCAGCCCGGCCGGGATCGACGCTCTCCTCGAAATC